TCTTTCACTTTGGCACGAAGCCAGTTTCTTGCATTATTTGTGCCTGTCGAATAGCCTTCTCTTGCAAGAGATTGTTTAATTCTATCTATTAGTTTTGCCATTATCTATTTATCTCAAATGCCTATGTCTTTTTCAGTTAGCACTTTGAATTGCCAACCATGTTCTTTACAGAATAAGTCTGCAGCTCGCCACTTTTCTTGATTGACTGCATAAGTTGCCGCTTCTTGTAAGTATCGTTTTGTCTTTCTTTTTTGTTTAGGTTTTACTGTCTGTTTTTGTGGTTTTATTTCAATGACAACAGTAGATTCTGTGCCGTTCTTTTGTTTCAATCTGACAATAAAATCGGGAAAGTATCTGTGCATTTTTTGGTCGATGGGTGACTTATATCTGATAATGAGTTCTTCAGATGCCCACCAAATAACACTTGGGTTCTCATCCAACCACTTCATCACCCTAAGTTCCCATGAGGAGCGATAGACAACATTTTCAGAGTCGCCTTTATATTTGTTTCGATGTTTTGGGGTAAACCACCCTTTATATGACATAAATAGTCTCCATATGTATGATAAATATATCTAGTAAACCTATAGGACAATAAATGGCGGGACTATTAAGCTTTCTTTCAGACATTAATGTAAAGGCTGGCGGACAACCAACCGGACCTTTAGCTAGTCTTGGTTCATCAGACTATAACATGGGTACTTATAGGTACCCGTCAGACTTATCAGCGTCTGATAAAGGTCATTATATGCTCATAAACATCAACGAGCAAAGATTGACAAGTTATCCAGGAATAGGAACAAATGGAACACCAACAGCAATTCTCAATAATTTAAACTTGGGAAGTTCTGCGGCTGGTGCTGTAAATGTTTTACAAACTGTTGGTTCTGGCATCAAAGAAGCGGGTTCTTTTGGCTCTTATTTAGGTAATCAAATATTAAATATTTCAGGAATAAGGTCTGGAATAGATTCATTAAAATCAACTACTGTTGGTGGTGCTGTTGTTGGTGCTGCTTCTTCATCTTTCAATATTTTAGGTGAAATTGGTGACAGGTTACAAAACGGCAGTATTAGGGCAGAGAAAAGAATCACCACTACTATAGCACTTTATATGCCAGACACTTTAGTTTTTGACCATCATCAAGGTTACAATAAAATTGAATCTGGTGGAAGTTTATTCGCTGCAGCTGCTTCATTAGCACCTTCTACTGTAGATTTGTATAAGAATGGTAACATGACGCCTGAACAAAAAGGTGCTCAATTTGCTAGAAATGTCTCACCGTTTATTGCAAGTATGTTGTCGAAAAGTGCCGGTGGTTTAGCACAAGTTGCGTTCTCACAGGCATTTGGTGTTGTTCAAAATCCAATGCTTGAAGTTTTATATTCTTCTCCTGATTTCAGAACATTTAGATTCGATTTTCAATTTTATCCAAGGTCGGAAGCAGAATCCAAAGAAGTTCAAAACATAATTAAAGAGTTGAGATTTCATCAAGCACCAGAAGTTGCACAAGGTGGAACTGGTGGATTTTTTATGATTCCTCCGTCAGAGTTTGATATCACTTTTTATTATAGTGGCCAAGAAAATCCAAACATACCAAAAATATCAACTTGTGTTTTGGAAAATTTAACAATTGATTACGCACCAAATGGTTTTTCTGCATATGAAGTTCCTGGCCAAGGTGCAACACTTGGTGGAACTGGTATGCCTGTTGCGATTCGCCTCTCATTACAATTCAGAGAAACAGAAATTGTTACAAAGGCTTCAATTAAGGGTACTCCAACAATGGCAAGATCCGGCACTGGATTCGGAGACGATCCTGGAGAAGAGTATACCACAGATACTTTAGGCAATACATTTAAAAATGGAACACTATATCGTGCAGCTGAAGTTGAGGGTGATTAATTATGTCAAAATATTTTAGTTACTTTCCAAAAACATTATATACTGCGGACTTAAACACCGCACAATCTGTCTTGAATATAATTTCAAGGTTTACTTTCGAAAACTCATTTAAAGATAACACTACAGTATCGTATGAGTATGATATACAAGATAGTGATACACCAGAAATTATAGCTTCAAAATTTTATAAAGATCCAGAAAGACATTGGATTGTTTTATTGTTTAATAATATTACTGATCCACAATTTGATTGGCCAATGGATTATAAAACTCTTATTAGTTTTATTGATGAAAAATATAAAGGCAACGCCAATGTTGGTCAATCTGGCACGAATTGGTCTCAATCTAACATATATGCATATTATAAAGTTGAAACAAGAACTACATTAAGTACAAATACCGTTGTTACGAATAAATTTCAAGTTGATTCAAATACCTATTCTAATATTGCCCAAACAAATAATAATGTAACATTAGCTGATGGTAATATAATCAGAATTCAAATTGCAAAAGAAACACAATCTTATTATGACTATGAAATGCAAAACAATGAATCAAAAAGAAAAATTAAACTTTTAAAACCAGAATTTGTTCCTCCTATTGAATCTGAATTTAGAAGAGTAATTAAGTAATGTCTATAACGATTAAACAGTCAACGCAGTTTAAAATAAACAGACTCGCAATAAATTCCAAATTTGGTTCTTTTGGTGTAGATTCTATTTTTGAAGAGTTAAATATTTTTGATAGTGTTTTGACACCATGTATATCTGGTAATATTTTATTGAAAGATTCGGTAGGACTTTCTAAAAAACTTTTATTTGATGGTAGTGAATTTATTGATATTGATATTTCTAAAGACACCGAAACTTCTGGCACAAATATATCAAAAACTTTCAGAATATTTAAGCAAACAGATAGAACAAGTGTAAATCAAACAACAGAAGCTTATATTTTACATTTCGTTTCTGAAGAGATGGTTTATTCAGAACAACAAAAAGTTGCACAATCATATACTGGTGTTTATTCAGACATTGCAACTTCCGTTCTTATTGATTATTTAAAAGTTTCAACAAATAAAATAGGAATAATTGAAAAAACAAAAGGCATTCATAGTGTCGTAGTACCTTTATTGTCACCAATTGATACGATGAATTGGTTAACAAAACGAGCAGTTAGCATAAATGATTTAGCTGACTATTTGTTTTTTGAAAATCATATTGGTTTTAATTTTGTATCATTGACAGAATTATTCAATAAGAAATCACTACTGACAATTAATTTTACACCTAAAAATTTAACAGATTCGGTAAAAGATGAAGTTTTGGGTGTAAGAGATTATAACATGTCAACCTCATTTGATATTTTAGAAAATACAAGAAATGGATATTTTGCAAATCGTTTCATTGGGTTTGATGTTCTAACGAGAACATTAGTTGAATCTGATTTAGGAATAAACAATCATTATAAATCAACACATTTAAATAAAAAACCAAATGTTTACATTTCTACAAATAGAGAAGGTAAAGATGCTGGTTTGATGCCTTTTTCTAAAGTAAGTTTATATCCTTTTCAGTTGTACAGAAATTTACAAACATATGTTAAATCAAATGACAGCAATAAATCATTATTGATAGATGAAACGCACAAATATATTCCACAAAGAAAAGCAATATTGCATAATCTATTACAAAGAAAAATGAACATTAGTTTGCCTGGAAACTTTTTAATAAGTTCTGGTTTTATTTTAAATATTCAACCACACTCTTTCTCCTTGAATAGTGATAGGACTGAAGGTAGTGATAAATCTTTTGCTGGTAAATATTTGGTTGTTGCAACTAGACACATGATTAAACCGGACAAACATGAAACTTTCTGTGAGTTAGCAACAGATTCAACAAATAACGAACTTGTCATTGCATCTGACAGTTCTTTACAACAGTCTAAATACAGATAATGGAAAATACAAATTTTACTGGAAAAGACGGATTTGTTTGGTGGGTTGGTGTGATAGAAAACAGAGCCGATCCACTAGGCATTGGAAGATGCCAAGTGAGAATATTTGGTTGGCATAGTACAAACAAATTAAAAGTTCCTACAGAAGATTTGCCATGGGCGCATCCAATGTACCCACTTAATTCTTCAAGGATGTTTTCTGCACCACAATTGGATGAATGGGTTGTAGGTTTCTTCTTAGATGGAGAAAACGGACAACAACCTGT